AGGTACAGATTACAGATACAAATGCAAAAAAGGTTTGTATCACAGGTAAGTTAAAGTCCTATAAAAAGAAATCCGACGCTGAGGGGGCGCTTTTAGCCGCAGGATTCTGTTTAGTAGATTCAGTTACTAAAACAACTGATTATCTAGTAGACGAAGAAGGCAAAGGTTCTAGTAAACGCGAAAAAGCCGTACAATACGGTATCACAATAATCAATGATCTAAACGATCTTTTAAAGGTAAATTAAATATATGTCAGAAACTAAAAAAGCAAAATGGAATGACGAAGCAGTTGCACAACTCTTGTCTATCGTAGGTAGCACAAGCCCTGTCTGCGTCAGCTTGACCACGAAGTAGCAAGCATGGCCGTAGCTAAAGTTGCAACATTCAGTGATGAACAAACAGATGCTCTAGCAGCTTTTGTTAATAATCACGCAGGCCAGTTCACTTATAAGGAAATTGCCGAACAATTTCCAGGTGAGTTCAGTGCCAAGCAAGTGCAAGGTAAGTTGCTAGCTATTGAACTCACTAGTAAGGTTCGTCCTGCTGATAAGTTGGAAGTAGCCACTAAGTATAATGAAGCTGAAGAAGCTACATTTATTAGTATGGCGCAAGCAGGTAGCTTTATCGAAGAAATTGCTGCGGCTCTTGGTAAGACTATTGCTAGCGTTCGTGGTAAAGCATTGAGCCTGTCACGCAAGACTATTATTGATAAGATTCCTGCACAAAAGGAAAGCCATGCTAAAAATGCGGTCGATCCAGTAGATGCACTTGGTGATGCAATGGCTGCTATGACTGTAGCAGAGATTGCAGCAGCAGTTAATAAAACTGAGAGGGGAGTTAAAACTCTTCTGACTCGTCGTGGTATTAACGTAGCAGATTACAAAGGCGCTGAGAAAAAAGCTAAGGCCGAAGCCAAAGCGTAATTCTAAATAAGAATTAAAATAAAATAAAATAGAATTATAGGCCGGTAGTTAGAATATAGCTACCGGCCTTTTCCATTGGAGTAAAAATGTATAATAAAAGAGATTGGCTAAATGGCGAGTCTAGTGCTTCCACAGGACCCGTTGTTGCGTATCATGGCCCTAGTCCTTGGGATTCTAAAAAGAAATCCACGACATCATTTTTTGAAGTATCCGACTGTCGTAACTCCTGTAGACTCCATAAAATGGAGTCTCATTCAATGAAGGAATATATTATAAAAATCAGGAAGCTACAAAAAGCTGCAAAAAATTATGCTAATTACTTAGAAAGTAAAGTTAAAAATAATGAGTAATTTTGATTCAGTATGGACTAAGTGTCCTGTTTGTTCACAGGAAGTAGAGTTTCAATCTAAGGCAGGTTCTTGTGAGTTGCATAGTTATAGGACATCTTCGGTTCCAGAAGTAATTGCTTTAGATTTAGATTCTGTAGCAAGTACGTGTTCTAACTGTAAAACACATCTAATACTACATCATAATGAGTGTCCTAGAAACATTCGTATGACAGTATCTATCTTAGATACAGAGAAAGCCAACTTTTGAAAGTAACTATAACTTATAACGATGATTCTGCTTTCACGGTAGAAGAGCTTGTTAAGCAGGCAACTAATAACTATGGTAAGCGTGTTAGTGTAGAAGTAACCGCTGACAGCGCCCAGCCCCATGACTTAATATACTTTGCTTTACAAGCAATTATAACACATCAACAATTAAGTTTACTGTATGAAGACAAGTTTGGATATTCTTCTAGTATCCAGAAACTCCGCACAGATACTATGTATAAACTAAGTGAGATACTAGATACAGTAATTGTTGATAATGAAAGCAAGGTTGCATAATGGACGTATCTGCTGTTCTAATTAATAAGCTTTTAGTAGAAGGTAGTTTGGACGTATGGGCTAAACTAAAGCTATCGTTTTTAGATGCGGCATACTCGTCTGTCTATACTCTAATAAGCAAACACTATGATAAGTATAGTGTATTACCCTCATTTGACGAATTAGAAGTAACCTCTAGAGATACATCTGCTGAAAGACTAATAGCGTCAATTAGACTAGCAGATCAAGCAGATATTACTGCGGAAGTAGCTTTAGACGCATTAATTGACTTATACACACAAAATACTACAATAACTTTATTAGATAAGTTTATTGATAAGCTACCACTTTATGATACAGCAGAAATTAAAGAAAATCTTAGTAGTATAGTATTTACCCTAGATGAGAAAACTTTAACTACTGAGGGGGTCTATTCCATGAATGAAATCATGGTATTCGTAGAACCTGATGAGATTGCTAAAAATACTGTGTACCTTGGCCTCAATAATACTTTTGATTCGATTGTGCATTGCGCTAGACAAGAGCTAGTACTAATTGGTGGTAAGCGTGGTTCTGGTAAATCACTTATTAGTAGTAATATTATGATTAACCAGTATGAAGCTGGTAATACTAGTGTGTACTTTACAATTGAGATGGTGGCTAGAGAAACTCTTCAGCGTAATATGAGTATTCTAGCTAACGTAAATCATCAGCATTTAAAGAATGATACACTAGAAGACGGTGAACTATTAAGTGTAGTTAGAGCACGTGCAGCAATGTTCGAAGACTCTAGTGATCTAGTGAATGAATTTATTAAAGATAGGGATAGATTCAGGTTTGAGAAAGCTCTAGTTAAGCACTGTAGGCTGAAACCTACAAATCAAATGATTATCATTGATGATAGAGCACTTACCCTAAGTTCATTAGACCTACACCTTGGAAAAGTAAAAGCAAAGTTTGGGGATGATTTTACTGTAGCAGTAGTAGACTACTTGAATCAGATCGTTGTAGATGGAGGTAGTCAGTTTGATTGGCAACCACAAATTGTAGTTTCTAAGAAGTTAAAAGAGATGGCTAGAAAACATGATGTACTAATGGTATCTCCTTATCAGATTGATGAAAGTGGTGAAGCTAGGTTTGCTAAAGGTATTCTTGATGCTGCTGACATTGCACTTGTGTTAGATGCTAATGCTAAGGAAGATGAAGCTATTAGTTTTGAGACTACTAAGATTCGTGGAGCTAAAGAAATGAAGTTTAGTAGTGGTATGAACTGGGATACTTTACGTATCAGTCCACAATCAGTAGAAAAGCCTGCTGCTAAAGAAAAGAAGAAAACTAAGAAAGAAAAAGAATCGACTGGGGAAAATCCTGTTGACGCACCTTGGAACTAAAAATGAGCACAATTACCTTTGATAGATCGATTATTACCGCTGACTACCAGATATGGGTTAAAAATACTCCTTATATGGAGTTAGAGTGGGAAGGCAATTCACTATTGTTAGCAGTTATTAACCTATTAGTCGCTAAGATTAAGCATCCTGCAAGATACATTAAATTGGAGTGTAGATGAAAGTTTATATTACCCGATCACCTTGGTCAGATTGCTTTGAAGTTCGTCTAGCAAAAGAGTCCAGTAAAAAACTATTAGTATGTGAAGCTATAAGCTATGTTGACCTTAGGCCTGGAGAAATACATTCACCTACTATGATTCTAGAAAGAGAAGAAGCACAGGTATTAATTAATGCCTTGTACGATGCAGGGCTTAGGCCAAGCCAAGCCGCAGGCTCTGCCGGGCAACTTAGTGCTACACTTTACCACTTAGAAGATATGAGAAAATTGGTGTTTAAATGAATGATAACAGCATAGTAGAACAATTATTAATAGATCATGGTATCGCATACAAGATTTCTGGGAAGGATTTTGTTACTACTTGTTTCAATCCAGAGCATATCGATAATAATCCTAGCTTTAGAATTAATAGATTTACAGGTATCGCACACTGCTTTTCTTGCAGCTATAAAACTAATATATTCAAGTATTATAATGTAAGTAGTAAATATCATTCTGTACGAGTAGCTAAGCTTAAAGAAAAGCTACGTATTCTTAATGAGAGTACTAATGGGCTTAACGTATTAGAGGGTACAATTCCGTTCAATGGAGTACATAGAGGTATTAGTTCACAAACTCTAAAAGAGTTTGGCGCATTTAAAACCACTAAAGTATCCGAAATGGAAGATAGAATTATTTTTCCTATTACCGATGTTAGGGACAAAGTAACAGCGTATGTAGGTAGACATATACTTCCAAATGCTGAACCTAGGTACAAAACCTATCCTAGTGGTTGCACCTTACAACTTTATCCTAGTAAATTTACAGAAAGATACAACTCCATTGTATTAGTAGAAGGCATTTTCGATTTACTGAATGTATGGGATAAAGGACTAAAGAATGTAGTATGTACGTTTGGCACTGATGGATTATATAATAATACTGCGGAAAAGCTACTTCCTTATAAGATTGTAGGTATTACTAAAGTATTTATTATGTATGATGCCGATGAGCCAGGACAAAAAGCTGCTGAGAAACTAAAGCCACTAATTGAAGAAGCAGGCTTTATCGTAGAAATAATTAACTTACCGGATGGAACTGATCCTGGCAACCTATGCCAAGAAGATGTTAACGGTACTATAGAGTACACTAAATGACTAAAGTCGCAATTGTAGATAAGACTCCTAGTAAAAACAACTATTCTAAATACTTCGAGTTTGAGCACGAGGTATTTCATATGTCAAGTGCTCCTATTACTAAGCTACTAAAAAAGAATGTAGACTTAGAGTTCGATCATACTGAATTTGATTATGTAATCCTAGTGGGTAGTGAGGCTGCCAAAGAATACGCTAAAGTTACTAGTATTACTAATATGATGGGACATTTAATTGAAGATAAGTTTATATGTATAAGTAATCCTCTGGCTTTAGTATTCAAACCAGAGGGGAAACCTGCATTTGAACAAGCTGTACGTAAGATTCATAAGTACATTAGCGGAGAAGCAAAAAGTACTTCTAATGATGGTACTTATCGTGGTATTATAAATACAGCAGAGGCGTTAAAGTTTCTTACTGAAGTTTACGATAATGCTCAAGGTTACGTTGCATGGGATACGGAAACAACCTGTCTCTACCCTAGGGATGGGTATGTTTTAGGGCTGTCCATGTCTTACAAATCTAAACATGGTGCCTACATTAGTACAGATTGTTTAGATGAAGTTTGTATGGAAGTATTACGGAATATCATTAAAAAGTATACCGCAGTATTTCATAATATGAAGTTCGATATTAAAATGATCGAGTACCATCTAGAACTTAAGTTTGATAGAAGCAAAGTGCATGATACTATGGTTATGCATTATTGCCTAGATGAAAATGACCAACATGGTCTAAAACCTCTAGCCCTAAAGTACACTGATTATGGTGACTATGACAAAGAACTAGATGAGTTTAAAAAATCATACTGTTTAAAACACGGTATGTTACAGGAGGATTTTACTTATGACCTTATACCATTTGATACTATTAGCCGCTATGCTGCCATTGATACAGCAGTTACTTACGATTTATTTAATAAGTTCTGGCCGGTAATACAAAAGAATAATAAGCTGCTTTCTGTTTATAATACCCTTCTAGTTCCTGGTACATTGTTTCTACTAGATATGGAAGAAGTAGGTGTATATGTAGATAAAGAACGCATGCAGGCAGCTGAAATATATCTAGATACAGAAATTGAAAATGCTAGAGAGCAGGTTTATGGTTTTAAAGAAGTACAGGAGTTTCAAAAAGCAAATGGCGCAGTATTTAATCCAAACTCCGTGCAGCAATTACGTAAAGTCTTGTTTGACTATGTTGGACTTACTCCAACAGGAAAAACAACGGCTACTGGTGCAATCTCAACAGATGCGGAAGTACTTGAAACCCTTAGCGAAGAACATCCCTTACCAGCAGCTATCCTTAAAATTAGACAACTAACAAAACTAAAAAATACGTATATTAGTAAAATATTACCAGAACTAGATAGGGATGGGAGAATTCGTACGAATTTTAATCTTATATTTACAACTTCTGGAAGACTTTCAAGTTCTGGTAAATGTAACCTTCAACAAATACCTAGAGATGACCCTCTAATTAAAGGTTGTTTTAGCTGCCCGCCGGGGTATAAGCTTGTTAATCAGGATCTTTCTACAGCTGAGTCATACTATGCAGCTGTATTAAGTGGTGACACAAATCTTCAACAAGTTTTTATTACAAAAGGGGACTTCCACTCTACAATTGCAAAGTCAGTATTTGATCTTGATTGTGAAGTAGAGGACGTTAAGAGGTTATATAGCGGAATGAGACAAAGCGCTAAAGCCATTACATTTGGGATTAACCTATAAAGGTCCCACTAGTAGGTGACTACTAGAACAAATAACTCGCTCAATTGCTGGAACACCTACTATTAAGTTAAGGTCAATCAGCAGCCAGAGTCGGCAGGAATGCCTTCAAATGGTTCAGAGACTCACAGAGCTTCCAGAACGGAAGTTGTCTGGGATACCAAAAAATACTCTTGACAATCTTATGGTTAAGGTGCTATAATGTACCTGTGCCGAAAGGTTTTTGGGAGAGGTATAACACGGCGAGTATCTCCCCTTTCTTACTTAAGAAAGGTCGTATGGAAATTAATTATATAAACTACCAAGAGTTAAAACCGTCTGGACTATCAAGAGCTGCAATGGCAGAAACTTTTGGTATTCCAGAATGGAAACTAAAAAAACTTATTGCGGCTAATAAATGGGGTACACCTAGACCCACTATTGGAAATGAAACCGCTTTTGATGAGTACTCAGAAGAATCTTGCTATTGGGCAGGATTCTTAGCTGCAGATGGTTGTGTAGATAGTGAAAATAGAATTAGGCTTATGCTTAAATATGATGATATAGTGCACTTAGAAAAATTTAAAGCCTTTCTAAGGTCAACACATACTATATCATCTAACACTACCACATACAATAGATGCAGTTTTGAGTTTACTCATCCACATATGCGAGATATGCTAGAGCTAAATTTTAATGTTATTCCTAATAAAACGGATAAATTACAGTTTGCTAAGCACTTACCTAAAGAATGGTTACGTCATTATATTAGAGGATATTTTGACGGAGACGGTTCTATATGTGAAAGTTTTACAAATAGAAACTCTTTGCGAGCTACTATTTGTAGTGGGGCAAAGGAATTTGCAGAAGATTTATATATTTATTTAAAATCTATTTTACCTGTACACGGCCAGAAACAGGAGTTTAATGACTCTATAAAATGGCAAATAACTTTTTGTACCAACGATGCAAAAACTCTTATGCACTATATGTATAAGGATAGTACAGTATATCTAGATAGAAAATACGCGTTGTATCAAAAACTCATATTTAATGATGATAGAAAAACGAGAGATAAAGGTATAGTCCATCCCATTAGTAATAATGGATAATGATGTTTATATGGATCAGGGCCACAAAAGGTATCTGATACAGTAAGTAAGGCAACAGGCGAGTACTACGGAATAGACAGAGCTAAAGAAGACATTAGGTCCTATTTTAATAAATTTTCTAAATTAAAAAAATGGCTAAAAGATCAAGAGGAGTTTATCCGCGCTAACGGGTTCGTGTATTCTGCGCTGGGTCGTAAACGTAGACTAGTAAATGTTTTTAGCTCAGATAAAGGAATAGCCTCGCACGAAGTACGTAGTGGTATTAATAGTTTAATCCAATCTGTAGCCAGTGATATTAATTTATTAGCCGCTATTGATACTGCTAACGAAATTAGCCAGAAAGGACTAGATGCAAAAATATGTGCACTAGTACACGACTCTATTTTAGCCATAGTAAGAGAAGATCAAGTGGAGGAATATTGTAAGATAGTAGCAAGAAATACTCAAAAAGATAGAGGAGTAAGTATTCCTGGATGCCCTGTAGGTATTGACCAAGAAGTAGGGGACGAGTATTCCTTTGGTAAGTTTGATAAGCAGTATAAACTTGAAAATGGTGTGCTTACAAAAAATGAACAGCAATGACCTACAAAACATTGTATATCCAATATACAAGTTACCAGCAAAGCCGCTAGTTGATGAAGGAGTAACCTTCTACTATGGTGAAACAGAAGTAGAAGGTGAACCTAATAAACAACATCTAAAGATACTAGATGATAAGAATGTGGAAGGTACCTCACTAGCTAGTAGGAGATTGAAACTATTAGCTAGTGCTACACCTTTATTTAGGTTATCTAAAGCTATATTCTTTCTAGGCGATCTAATAAAAGAAGCTACTTCTAGTACTTATTTTATAGACGCTAATGGAATGATATTTAACTACGTTAAGACAACTACAGCTAAGCTAAAGTTTCATAAAATAAACAAAGTTCTACAGATTCCTACAGGTGGTGCAATTATTGAAGTGTTAGGGATACCTAATAGGTTCAAAGTAATTAACTATCCTACACCTGAAACTAAATGTGCAGGCGTACTACACATTGGAATTTCAACAATACTATATGGTTTATATGAGTATATACCAGAAGATACAGTGAGACGCGTATAATGCCTAAAGCAATTCTTAG